GGAGTTTGAATCCCGCGCCTCGCGCCATTAATTAACGATAGGTGAATTATGTATAGAAGGGCAATTGGAGAATACGACATTCACCCAGACGACTATGATGATTTTGTTAATACTTATTATTACCAGCGAGCTTGTAATTGCTTTATTAATCCGCCATGCGCGTTTTGCACTCATCCCGGTAATGACCTTGAAGGCGAGCGTATAGTCGGCGAATATGAGTATATGTCTGATGTTCAGTACAACGTATTAAAATTAACTCATCCAGAAAAAGTAGAGGGCTACGAGCGTGAATAAGCATTTAGAACAGTATGCTAGACAGTATTTGAAAGACGGATTAGGACAATTACCTGAGAGCAATCAGGTGCTTTTTAAGCAGATGTATTCTCATGAGTACCACATAACTACAGAAGGTGAATCTTATCCGATGAACAACAGTGTGGCTAATCTTGATAAAGAAATAAACGCAGTAGTTGATGACATGCCCGCAGATAAACTCGATTGGGCAATGCAGCAAGTAGATCGCACCCTACGACTGTGGCAAAAACTTAAATCCATAGAGGACGACGAATCATGACAATAGGCAAGATGACAGAAGCAGATCAGCATCTATTCTTTCAACGCAGAATAGATGAGCTTGAAAGCAGTAATAGAGCATTGAATGCGACGCTAAAAGGTCAGCAACTAACACTACGCGATCAGTTCGCAATGGCTGCTTTGCAGGGGCTAATAACTAGATATGGTAATGATGATTACTCAGACCTGAAGTTAGCTGAATGGTCGTATGAGCAAGCAGACGCCATGCTTAAAGCTCGCATACCAGAGGACGAATCATGAGTGAGTTAAAGCCATGCCCATTTTGTGGTGGCGAAGCTGAAATACAACAAATGGGAACAGGTCGAAGGTCAATGATTTATTCGTGTACAGAATGCGGCTGTGAATTAGAAACAGGCGAGACATTTATTAGCGATGATTGCAATTGGAACACACGCATACCAGAGCCAGAGGGGGAGTAGATGGATAAATATGACTGGATTTATGATGCAATTGAACTTATAGGCACGTTAGTTTTAATGGCTTGTCTTCTTGGCATTGGATGGATAGTGGGATTGGTAATGGGTATGGGAGAGTGTTTATGAATAACATAGATAGAGTAATTGAGATACTAAAAAAATACGATGACTATCTCGACAAAGAGAAAGCTCTGCGCAATAACTACGATTTAGCCAAGCAGATATGTAATAGTCAGTGGATAGATGTGAGAGGTGAATTGCCTGAAAAGCCGGGAAAAGAAAAATATGAATATGTTTGGTGTTTAATTTATATCAACGGCCAAATTGCAATTCACCCTTGGAATTGTGAGCATTTATGCTGGGATAATATTGATATGGATGATCATGCTTACGATGCTAAGACGCCGACACACTGGCAACCGCTACCAGACGCCCCTAATTCGTGGGATGAGGGACAGCGTATTACTGAGTCTGAATATAACGTGGATTAACTCAACCCTAATACGATAATCTGACCGCCTGAATGCAAGTCTCTTTTACAGGCAATCTCTACAGCTTCTTTAGCATCTGATCCTGCGGCCATTGCACCCCATGCGATATCAGCACCTGTTCCCATCGCGCAAGGATAAGGAATAACAACTGCACAATACTTCTCGTCATATTCTTTAACGATACCAGAAGCATCAATCACCCATCCGACTAAAGATTCTGCATCTTCCTGGGGTTTCTCACCTGTTCTAATGAACTTGAAAAAGCTTTCAACATCAGACCAGTTGCCAGCGGCTGCAATAAGCTTCTCATCGTGAGTAAAGGCTTTGATTGTGTCGTCTTTAATTAAGTTGCCACCTGCGCTCATACGGCCATCTGCGGCTAGGTATTCACCATCAAAAGCAACGGTAGTCATCAGCTAATCCATCCGTCTTTGCGCCCGTATTTCTTCATTAAGAAATCAGGTATATCCATGCCTTCATAAGTTCTGCAAAGATAATTCAATGACACTGGCATAATGTCGTAACTGCCATTAGAGACTTCATGCTTGCATATAATGCCTTTCCAGTGCTTCTTATGCTGGGGGCCGATGTATCCATGATCGTATAGGTAGCAAGAGCCACATACTGTGCCATGTATTGTTTGTCCGTTAATAAGATGCCTGTTCCCATGCATCAAACCTTGCTGATGCCCTTGAGTAAAACTGAAGCCTATGTTTTTAATACGGGTGATAATACTCTCACCGTTATACGCTTTAGAGCTGCCAGGAGGATAAAAATAATGACAATAAGCGACGCCATCAATATAAACAGGTTGAAGAAAATCGTGGACATGATCGTAGAAATCTTCATATTCGAGGTCTTCAATACCAAAGAGTCCTTCGAATTCCGCACTGTTCTCAATAGCCCGTAAAATTCTATCTTCATGGTTGCCCAGAGTAAGATGAGTTTCACAGTGATTCCAATGCTTATCATTGATAAGTCTTTCAAAAAGGATTTCATTAGCTTCTTTAACACAATCAAAATCCTCCTTTACACGCCTCCCCTCAAATGACTTCTTGCCTTTGTCATAGGAAGATAGAGAGGCCATATCAGCCATATCCCCAATATTTATAATCACATCGGGTTTCTTCTCCAGCATAAACATCCCTATCCAGCGCAAGTGATCGTTGGCTGTGTTGGGGGTTACCTGAAGGTCAGGAATAACTAGATGAGTTCTAGTTGCTTTCATGCTACGTCCTTATAGAGTTAATAGAACGTTATAGGGTCACTCGGGGCGGCTAAATAGTTTTAGCTCTAATTCGTCTTTGTCTTTGGATACACTGTCATAGTGCTTTCGTTGGAATTCGTTGACTTGGTTTTGCAGGGAGACAATCCGTTCGTTTTCGTAATACCGGATTAGGTCTTGACGCTCTTTTAACCACCCTACACTCTCGTCAATTCTTGTATGTAACGTGCTGGATAGAAGTGTTGCGTAGAATGCAACCGTCGCCCCTGACATCGCTAGCGCAGTCAGTATTGGCCCCCAGTTGGTTTTGTTTACATCGTTTAATCTGGCGCTAACAACCCGTATGAAATCACGCAGATCATTACCAAGGTGCTCAACGTTTTTCGTTAAGCTACTCAGATGAGCATCTATGGCTGATACTTTCTTGTCTGTGGCCTTGATTTCATCTTCAAGGTGGTTATACCTTTTAGTTTGCGGCTGCTCATCCATGATTATTTTTCTAGTTCTAACGTGGTTATTTTGGTTTTATACCCACCTTCGATCTCACGCAGGATTATCTGGACATCCTGTTCCATCATCATCAGCTCTCTTAACCGGCTGTTACAGTTGTACTCAGGTACATTGTCACGTAAGCATCGTTCGGTGAGTTTCGTTCTTAGCTCAACTAATTCAACGGGATCACATTCTGCATAGGCAGTTGATAAGAAACTAAGAATTACGAGCAGCTTCTTCATCTCTGAATTGTCTGTTTTTCTCTAAAATAGAGTTTTCAAGGTTGACGTTAGCCTCTAACAATCCTTCGTATACTCGATCTAAGCTCTCCTCAGTTTTGCCATCCAGCATTTCTGATTGTCGCAGGAATGAAACGATTGCTAATGCAGTGGTTAACCCTAATCGTACTAGCGTGGTTGCTTCCATATTGGTCTCACTCATTTGGTATATCCTCTAATTCGGCTAAGATGTCATCAATGTCTGTGCCTGTAATGCACACACCCAGATCAACTAATTCTGGTTGCCCTATAACAGAAGCAATAGAACTAACAGCAGACGCTAATTGACAAACATCGCACTTTCCTTCAGTCAAGCAGGTAGTGCGACTTGCCTGATATATTAAAATTGCCTTATCTGCCTTTTCAGTTTTCTCTGACGTTAAAATACAGCTAGACAGTTTATTGGGCGTACACTTGTCTATCTCTGCGTTATATGCGTTCAACGCCTTGTTCCAGCCAAGCTCTCTGTTAATGTTGTCTTTGGGGCTAGTTCCGCAGCCCGCCAACAATAAAATGATAGATATAATAATTATCTTCATGATTTACCTTCTTTAAGTTTGTTAACTTCTTTGTATAAATGACTTACCGCCCGCATTAGCTTGTCAGATTCTTCCTTGACCTTTTCGGGGGGTACTTTCTTCTCTAAGTGGTTGCTGTATAAAAGAACACCGACACCCACCACACCAATGACGATCCACTGATCTATATTCACATTGGCAATACTTCCATGCACCTGAACCGCATACGCTTGTACGGCTAGTGCATAGCCTGCAAATACCGCATATGGGCTTTCTGAGCTTTTTAAATAATTCAATAGATTTGTAACTAGACTAGGCATTTAAACCTCCACAATAATAAGTTCACTGTTTGATGGATCACCAAACCGCTTAACGGCTCGATGCATTAACATACGTTTAAACATGTTCACCTTATCCCGCTGCATGACGATTAAGAAACAGGAGTCGGAAATATCTTTCGGCCACTGATTCGCGTACATGTAGTCGTGAATAATCGCAGCTCTGATATGGTCGCCATGAGGGGAAATGATGTTCCAGAAAATGCGTGGAACACTTGCAAGATCAGTGACAAACCCAGCGGGGACAGTGACCGTTAAAACCCCTGGAATAATCTCTGCTGTGATTTCTTTTAAAAGTATCCAGCGGTTTTTGTCATAGACTCTTAAATCAATTCCTGTGTATGTCATATCCTTGAATACCGTTTAAACATTTCCTTTGCGTCAAAACTGGGGCAGGCTTTTTTAACGCCCTTTAAATCTCGATGCCCGCACACAGTTTTAATTGTTGAGTATTTAGTCGTTAATCTATTCACTAACTGGTCACAGGCGATGTATTGCTCTAGTGTGAAATTAGCGTCCGGTTTGCGGTCTTTATTAAGTCCACCAACCAAGCAAATACCAATACTGGTACTATTGAATCCGTAAGCATGTGCGCCGATTTCCTCATCAACATCACCGTCTTTATCAAGATCACGGCCATTCTCTACCGTCCCGTCTCTGGGTATGACGTAGTTGTAGCCGATGTCTTTCCACCCATTGCCGCGCATATGCCACAAGCGAATGTCGTTTGCATGAACATCCATATCAGGAGGAGTGGCAGAGCAATGGATGACAATGGTGTCGATATATCTCACTACCAAATCCAACCTTGGGTATAAATATCTATCGAGGTGTCAACAGATGCTCTGTAACGGGTTTGACGATTTCCATCTAACTGCCTGACAAACTCGGCCTGTGCTTGTGTGGCTGTTGAGCTTGTCCTTAGATGAAATAAATCAGTGGCTGGAGTTGTGTCGGTCTGGTATGTGCTTGTAATCAAGACAAACCTATTAGCAGCATCTGCTAGTGAAACAACATATCTGCATTTTGTATTAGGTGGCGCGGTATGGGTGGCAAGATTCGCAGATGTTCCTGTGCTTGAATTGGAGACATCTTCAATAGGAGCATCCAAAGAAGCTTCGTTGTTGATTTGATGAAATCCGATAAAGTCATCTGATGTGTTATTAGCGACCGCACCAACTAGTCCTTTATATGTGTAACCGCTTGGCATGGTTGGAGATGTTGCCGAAGTGGATAACAAAGAGGAAACTGTGGTTCCATTATAAATCACCCATATGTAGTACCATGTAAATGTTGACGAGGATTCTGATCCTGTATCTAATCCATTTGCGCCAGAAGCGGTTATATTAGCCGTTAAGTTAACCGATTCGGCTTTGTATAACTTCCCTGCGGAATCCTCTAGCAAAACCTCATCAGCATCAATATCGACTGTTGCTGCTGTTGCATACTGAACAACGAGGTTTTTATGTGATGCAATTTTCCCGCTAACTGCAACGGTCTGCCTGTCAATCAGAGAATCGCCTGCTACCAGAATAAAGTCTGTGCCATCGTACACAATGGTGTACATACGGCCTGTCGTAATGTCTCCTGCAACCAAATCCGCCCCTTCTGGAGTCTTCACGGATTTAGCGCCAGCACTATTAACATTAATAGTGACCGCTGTTGTATTCGTCCCGCCTGCTTTAAAAGTAACTTCCAGCCCTTGCACGTAAGCACGAACAGAGGGATTAACTGATAGTGTTATGACATCAGTGCCAATTGATGAGCTGGTAGCTGTGACTTTATAAAGAGAAGGAACCGCAGAGTTATTGCCGGATAAAATTGATAAATCAACCGCAGACAAACCTGCATCCAATGCCCCGCCCGAGTCTATTGCGACAGTGACGGTGGTTGTTGGGCTGGAATAAGTTGAATCTGTGATTGTGGCGTAATCAGTCCCGCCTGAATCCGTTAATCTTAATCTGCGATTAACGTGAAATTCTGCGGTCTGATCGCCTGATAATGTAAATGTTGTGTCGGCTGTGCGGGTTGGAGTAAGGCCGGATGCCTGCCATTCATCGGTGGCTGCTCCCTGAGTAGAGACATTATCTATGGTAAATATTGCTCCGGTATCGCTATCGGCAGCGCTCTGGTTGGGGTACAAAGATATTTTAAAATCCTGCTCCACATGAGGAATAATGATATTAGAGCTGACTTCTGGGTAACCGTTGGCGTTCAAAGCAACACTTGATGCTAAAGTTGCTCCCGTATTATCCGTTGCTAGCGATATATTTGTTGAAGTTCCTGCTGCGTAAAATTTAAGAACAGCACCGCTATAAGGCAAGCCGTTGCTGTCTTCAAATTGAGGCGGATAATTGCTTATAGGATTCCAGGCCAATTTTTTTCTCCATAAAAAAAGCCGCATCTAGTGCGGCTTGCAAAATCAAAAATCTAAATAAATTATTTTGTTGGTTTAGTAAGAGCTTCCTCTATAGTCCATCCATATCTATCAATTCTATCCCTAATAACACTCGATTTAATTCCTGTTGCTCTACCCCATTCCGATACAGTTAAACTCAAACCATTGAATTCAATACGACGATTAGAACGAGTATTATTAGCTTGCGTAGTCTGATTCGCCCATCTGCAATTATCAGGCTCGTAGTTGCCATTTACATCTATGCGATCTATTGAGCTACAGTCGATCGGCCGTAAGCCCATATCTTCTAAGAAAAAATCAAAAGACTTAAGCCATCTATCACATACCTTGATCCCGCGCCCTCCATAATCATCATATCTTTTATCTTTTTTGTTATAGCACCTCTGCTTGATATGCACCCAAGCGATAAATTCTGGAGTATTCGTGCAACCATGTTTAAATTTTCTTTGGCTAGACATTTCTGCATTTAAGCAACCGCAAGATTTAGTACGGCCTTGGATTAAATGACCTGACCTAGCTGTTTTCTGGCCGCCACAGTCACAGCGGCATAACCATCTTGCGTTACCATGCTTGCCGCTAACCGATCTTTCAATCACGGTTAGCCTCCCAAACTTCTGACCAGTTAAATCTATTAACTTACCCATAACGAGAGTAAATTACATGAAATAGAAATTACCATGGTGATAATGCAAGCGCCCAAAATAAAACGCTGCTCAAATATCTTCTTCTTTCTAATTTCCAGTAATGAAAGCTCAATCTCTCTATTCATCGGCTTAGGTCTCTTTAATTCAGGTATGTCTAATTCAAAGTTCAGCATTCTTCATCCCCCTATAAATGAGTATGTCAACCATGGCTGAATAAGAGATATCAAATTCTTGCTTTTTCCTTTGATCTTCTACGTACTCATCCACCCTCTTTCTAAGGTGTACTGTTCTCTGAATACGGTCTTTTTGTCTTTTTCTAGCCATAATATTAATTAGTTTGTGTGCCTTTGTGTAACTTATAGTAACTTATTGTGCGTTTATGTCAAGCGCAAATTAGCTAACATAAGGTTACTTAAGGTAAACTCTTGTTATGACTAAAGTTTTCTCAAATATGGCTCTTGCTTTGGCTAGGGCGAAAGCGCAAATTGATCAGCAAGAACTATCAAAAAGATCAGGGGTTAGCAGACCTCAAATATCTAGGCTTGAGAGCGGAAAAATGAAAGCTCGTCCCATCACTGTAATTAAACTAGCAAATGCTTTAGGCGTTGAACCAGAATCACTCTATGAGGAGCAATAATGATTGAAGTAATATTCTTTTGTGTTCTTGCGGCTTACACGCTATGGATGGTAATTACCGCCTATCAAAACGGGTTCGGTAATGGCTTCATGCAGTCAATGCTAATAGCGGTGGCTATTGTGGGGGCTGTTTTTTTAGTTGTAGGATTAAATTGGATTAGCGCTGCAATCATCATTGCAATACTGATATTTAAACCTAATTTTATTCTTCCTGATTTTGGGAAACCACCGAGCCTGAAGTAGCACCCCCCGCTAATGAAGCTCTTCTTTCGCTAGCAATTCTTGCAGCTTCTTTTGTAATTGGTCTATCAGGAAGCTTCGACAAATCGATATCATTTCTGATTAACAGCTCTGATAGCTCTTCAGCATTGCGTAATTTAGGCGATGTATTTTGAAAATAAGCCTGTGTGATTTTTCGAGCATCTTTACCAGCACGAATAACCTGATTGGCAAACTTTGCATTACCTTTAGTTAGTCTTTCAGCTAATCGTTTAGACGCTATTCCAATTAATGGAACAATGACAGCACCAGGGCCGCCCGCTAAAGCGCCACCTGCGCCAGCACCCAAAGCGCCCCCAATGATGTTTGAGGTTTGACCGTCTGTGAATCCTAGCTTACCAACCAGTCTTGCAAGGTTTGCACTCTTTGACCCATTAACGACTTTTTGCATTTCTGCCAATTCGTCTTTAGAGAAGAACTTTGATGCTTTTTTATTGTTAATAATCTGTCGGAACTGAATACGGATTCCATTTTCAAATCCTGATGCCTGATTTCTTGCTTTATCAACAGCTTTATCTAACAACTCAGACCGTTTTGACCTTCCGTACAAATCTCTTGCAGCCTTATACCTGGCTCCAATGTCTACACCATCAGCACCTTTAAGAGCGCCGTTTTGTGCGCCATCTAAAAACTCATCAATTGAATCAATAATTAAATTACCAAGTCTGGCATCTGATGGATCGGTTGAACTCGCGGCTGTTTTTGCAACTTTTCTCAATGTGTCCAGCTCACTTAGCGTCATATCCCTGCCCGCGTCCTCTTCAAGCCTTTTTAATGCTTTTGCTGATTTTGGTGTGTTATCGACATCCAGGCCTTCTTTTTTCAACTGTGTGCCAATTTTGTTAACCAGATTATCGAATGACTGTGAATCGACAGTAACACCCAGCTCATCCAGTTCTTTATAAATAGCTCTTGAGGTTGTTTTTAATTGATCTGTAGTGGGGGCGGCTTCTTCTAACGCTCTGGTAATACCTCTTTGCTCGCTGGCATCTGCTACCTTATTTCTAGTCTTTAACGCGCCTTTAGTTAATCCAAACCCTAATACTTCAGTAGCAAGTGTTGGAATGGTTTCAGCAGCAGCGGCTAATGCGGGGCTTCCTGTTGCTTCAAATGCAGCGTTACCCAAGAACTTTTCTGCTTGCTGGAATTTCTCACCCACAGGCGCTAATGTTTCACCAATAGCCTGTTCTGCTTTCTGTCCTTGTTCGGTTTGCGCATCAAAACCTAAACCTTGACTAACCACATCACGAACAACATTACCAATCTTAGGCCCGCCTAGCATTGATGCCTGAATACCTGTTATACCAGAAATAGGATCTGCAACTATCTTCCTAGCAACCGATCCAGCCGCATCAACACCGCCAATAACTTTATCAACAAGGCTTTCCTTGTTGTCTGCGGCTTGCTGGCCGCGTTGTCTTTCTATTGGCTGATCTGGCAGAGTAATTAAACCTCGCTTTACTGCCTCATCAAACTTTGCACGAGTTGAAGGATCAAATCTGTCCTGCAATCCCCTGTTTGCGATTTCCTGCATCTTAGCTTGACTTGGCATTATTGAAATAACTCATCATCAGATAGATTGGAGACATCCTCACCACCTGTATCGGTAGCACCTGTATCAGTGGATAGGGTAAAGTTCATTGCTTCTTCCAGTTCCTCAATCGTATCCTCATCCCCAGCTTTCCTGGCGGCTCTTATTGCTCGCTTAATAGCACGTTCAGTTATCTTTTTAGTTTGCTCTAGTAGTCGCCTGTTACCCTCAACTGACTTGCCAAAATCAGCCTCAATTGACGCCAATCTAGCGCCTTCATTCTCTGTAAAGGCAGCGCCGAATGTGCTTCTTAATTGAGACAATACAGCCTTGCCTAACGAGTTAGATAGTTCGGCTTCGTCTGCTGACTCAATACCGAATGCTTTTTTAGCTTTCAATGAAGCTGCTGCAAATCCACCTGTTTTAACAGAATCCAATAACTCCAAGCCTCTTGAAATAACAGGCAATGCATCGGCTGCTTCAAAGCCAGCATCAATAAATCCCTGGTTTCTCTCTGTGACTCTTTCAGCGTTAACCTGGTTGGGTAGCTCTTCTGTTTTAGCTTGTTCTGAAGCTCTTGTTTTCCCGCCCGCCTCGATAATAACGCGGCTTGTTTGCTCCTGCGGCGTTTCTCCTAGTCTTGAGACTGGCTCCCCATCCACAGGCACAACGATATTTTGCACTTGCCCTGTTTCCTGATCGAATACAGGTATTGATTGAGCAAAACTGCCATCAGGCATTTTTGTAAGAACACCTGACCCTTTACTGAAATTCTTTTTGCTTACCTTGCCCGCATCAACTAACCCCAATCTAATACCATTAGAAACCAAGTCATTAATATTCTCTTTTAACAATTCAGGATTAGAATCTAATAACTCAAGCGCCTCTCTTGACTCATTGGTATCAACATTAATCCCATCGGCTTTTGCTGCTTCAAATCGCTCAATTCTACTGTTGAGGTAATTTCTAGCGCCTTCCTTATCATTGTTATCAAGAAAAACCTGTAATTGTGCAGCGCCTTGAGTAGAAGATTTTATTCTTTGTTGCTCTCTTTCGCTAAACTGTTTAAATTTTTCACCAGATATTTGCAAGTTTCTTAACTCGTCATTTTTAACACGTTCACCAGCGGCAATCTTATCCTGCTCTTCCTGCCGATCTAACTGCTTCTTCTGGTTGATCGCGTTACCCAGATTCTGGACAGCGGGCGCTGTGTTTAATGATGTACCTTGTAATGCTATTAGCGGATTCGTAGCCATTAATGCAATCCTTTCTTAATCATTTGATAATCGACGTAATAAACACCGTCGGACTCAATCACCGCTTCTGGTATGACATGCATCACCTGTTGAGCCATTGGGCCGATGCGTGGTACATCCTCACCAATATAGTTGTAGGAGTAAATCGCAACACCATTCGGAAGTGTGTCAATGTAATCTATGTTTTCTTTGGCTCTTACATCGGACAAGGCAATAGCGCCAGCACCTAATGCGGTGTTAATCAGGTTGTTATTCGCATTGGTTTTTGCATTCTGTGCGCCAATTATTCCTGCGGCCTGTGCGTTACCACCCTGAGTCGTTAAGTCGGCAATTGATGCGCCTGTACTTAGTGCAGTATTCGCCTGTCCTGCGGCGCTTGATTGCCCCAGATTCGCTAAATTAAAGCTGTTATTGATCTGATTGTTTACCAAGTCCTGACCCAATAACAATAATGAGTTTTGCAATGCTTCAGCAGTCCCGCCTGATCCCACTTTCCCTCTGGCCGCCTGATTGTTTAACAATGTATCGGTAGATTGTTTCGTTAGCGCATCAAAGAAGGGGTTATTCTGGACAAAATCCAATTGGGCTTGTGGATTATTAACTAAATTCTGTAATTGTGGTAGTGCGCTCTCCCCTGCGTCTCTAAACGGTGCTAAATCTTCTCTCGCTAAGTCTCTGGTTTCTTCCTGAAACTCAATCGCTTCTCTGGTAGATTTAAGCTGGGCATCAGCCGCATTACGTGCTGCATCAGCCTCATCTGCACCGCCGCCAAATAATCCACCAACCGCTTTTGTTATTCCGCCCATTTATTCGTCCTTGTATAAAACTGTTGCATCGTAAAAACTCCCTTTTTTACAGTGCGATTGAGAAAGTCTCTCAAATTCGATAAACCCTAATTTTTTTGTAAATGCCAACACATCAGGATAGCGATCAGGAATTTCTGCCCATATCCTGCCAAAGCTCGGATGTAAAAAGTCAGTCAGGCATTTTTCAGCAAACTCAAATCCAAACTTTGTTTTGTCAGGCAGCATCTGAATATGTGCCATTGCCCCATATTTGTCGGGATGCACATAAATTAACCCGATAATGCTGTCTAGATAACATCCGTAGAATTTACACTCGTCATAAGGGAAAAACGTGTGTAATAAATCCTTCCCTGGACAACGGTCATCCGTGGTTCGATCATAGACCCATTCATTTTTTATTATTTTGTCGATTTCTTCCCTGTCAAAGACTTGCTTAATACAAATATTCAACACTTAAACCGTTCTGAGTAATGTCGTTTGTACTTGTTGCCTCACCTGTGCATTTGATTTCAATTGCATCGGTATCGGTTTCTGTCAATGTGCCGCTTTCAGCATCTTGTGAAGTTGCCGTAATAATTGATGCGGAGTAGCTTTGTGCATTCGCATCACTGGCGATAATCACCGCCTCAACCCGCCATGTCTCTGCAACACTGGTAGGAAGTGACGCGGTTAATACGACAGAGCCAAAGTAAAGTTTTAATGTTTTACTATTCGCGTTATTCGCTATCGTTCCCCATGCGCTAATACGAACGCATGAGCCTGCCTGTAACTGGTTAGCACTCAATGAATAAGTCATTAAGTCATCTTCACCTGTGGAGACATTCCCAACTGTCGTGGTGTTGGCGTTTAACTTGGTAACAGAGTTTCTTGTTCTGTCCCAAATTAAATAAACACTTCTTAACAATTCGCTGATAAATGTCCACATGGGAGATTTAACTGCAATCTCGCTGGGTGGTTTTGTAGGAGGTCGGTTATAGACTTCAGCCATTAGATACCTACATTAGCCTCAACACTGGCCGAATGAATGGCAAAAAATACCGGATCAGAAATTCTAACTCTAAATACCCAGTCATATTCAGAACCCAATGCATTCCATGAGACTTTTTTAATATATTCGCCTCGATTCCCGATCTCGCCAAATATCTCAGCAGACCATGTACGCCCACCATCGTTAGACCATGACAACATGACTTGAGGGTCTAGCCCTTCACCTGTTAACGCGCCCTGTCCGGTTTCGCAATACAGCTCAAAACAGTTAACCTCAACCCGTCGGCCAGGCTTTCCAAATAAGCCCGAATGTAAAACACCTGTTTCACGGGTTCTGACAATGGGTGTTCCCGCATCGTCATAAACATCGGTATCCACTTCGTAAATATTGGAATTACGATAATCTGCAAACAAATGCTTTCTTGCAAAATAAGCATAAGAACTGCCGTAGTGCCGATCGCCTTTAGTGCCTGAACTTAATTCTGTCCAGCCGGTAGACTCCGAGAATAGAAAGGTTCTGTTCTCGCCTGTAAATGTCAGATGATAGAAATTATGGTTTTCAATGTTGTAACAAAATCCAACGGCATCGGATATCTGTGAAAAATTGGATATGGTTGAATGTAACCATGTATCCGATATTCTTTGCGCCTGTGTGCCTGCTGCGCGATAAGGATGATTATCATCCCCTAGCCAATACATATAAGCATCGTTATTCGCAACAGAATGTAATGCGCCCAAACCTACTGTAATTGTGCCGTTCTCAATCGGGTCTAAGGGTGGATTACCAACCCCTGAGAACCACCAGGGTTCAATGGTTTTATCACCCATCATATAGGCGACATCATCAAACACATAAACGCGTTCTATATCATCGGCATGGCTTTCAGCCGTGGCATAGTTTAATCCGTTAATTGAGGTGGGATCGCCAACATCCGCCGAAACAAACCGGCCCCCATCGCCATCATATAAAACCGTGCTCTTTAAAAATGCACATGAATTGGGTGTTTCTAAATCGTTATCTGTTACTGTTGTTAATGTGGATCCATCCCAGTAATAAGGCACACTATCTGCAACTAGAACAATGCCTGCGGTGTTGCCGGTCATGATCGCACGGCCCGTGCCAGGAATATCGCCTAACTCAGTATGCACACCCCCTGAGTTCACAGAATAGAGCTTTTCTCCGGTGACTTTATAAAGCACACCATTATGCTCAATCATTCCCCTGTCGCTTTCAGAGCCTTGTGACCCGAAAACGGTCTGACCTGGAAACGGGAGCAATATATAACTCGATTTCCCCGAAGGATTGCTTACCTGTTCGGCATAAAAGTTGACGGTTCTTTGATTGGAGTTACTTTTAGACCGTGACTGATATGAGTTGCCGGTAATGTTAAGAGGGATTAGCATTAATAATCTCTAGGCTCATCATCAGATTCATATTCAGGAATGACAACAAGACCGATGCGCTTATAGCCTTCATTCCCATCAACGCCAACCTCACTTGCGATTAGCTGATAGCGTTCTAATGAAATGCTGTAATCAAGGGCGAGTTTTAATGCGATTAACCCTGAGACATAGCTTTCAATCCCTGTCGGAACAGAGCCTGTTGAGGCCCATGTTGCTAAAGAGCGTTTCTTTAAAATCTCATAGACTTCATCGTAAGCGGCCTCGATCTTTGTTTTATCCTGATCCTGTAATGTGCCATTGATTCGGATTAAACCGAGCTTTTGCCCCGCCTGATCCCTAATCTCCGCTTTCGTCTTCGACATCAAATACATCCTCTATTTCAACAGCGCCCTTTTCATCTGGTTCGGGCAATTCATCCGGTTTAGCCGGTACATGATCAGGATCAATGCGACGTGCTGTGATCTTCGCGTTATTCGCGACCCGTTCATATTCGGGATTGTTGTCAGCTTTCTTGATTAAGTGTTCGTCCTTTATTTCAACGACCTCACCTGTTCTCATTTTCCAGCCGCCGTAGGTTTTAACCGCACCCTTTACTTCTTTTACCAGTTTAAATTTCATTTGATCTTCATCCTTTCGGTGATTGAGTTAATCTCCTGCCCTTCCTCAACCGCTCTCGCGATATTCGCCAAGGCAGTTAATGTATCGACAGCAGATTGATGTGCGTTTAAGGCTAATTCGCTATCACGAATGATCTGGTAATGTTCTGCAATCTTTTGTTTGTGCACATCAGCCAACGCGTTAAATTCTTCTTCACAGAAAGGCGGGTTTTTAGGTGGCCTTCCACCATCAATCCCTTCAATAAATTTGTTTCTTAAAACGGGTGACTCTTTAGGAATATAAACATTAATCCCTTTGCCTTTAGCCAGGCCAATCCATGCTTCAACGCACGGACGTTGAAAGAAGTGCTCAGAGTCATCGCATGACATATCAACACCCCATAGCCCGATCTCTTCAGCGCCACTCATGATGGCGTATGCCAACATAAACGCAGTCGTTGAGGTTAGGTATTGAGAGCCTATTAGTTTGGCCGATTCCTCGTATGGGAATACGGTATAGTCAGATTTTTTCTTCTCTGGTATTTCAGTGGTTTCCCCAACAATTAAAGGAACCCCTGTGTTAAATAACCAGTTGATATAATATTCAGAGTTTCGTTTTGAGTTTTCAAGATCAAAGCGTATTGTAAAATCCTTGTGGATCTCAAACGCTAAATCTACTTTGTAGCCTTTCTCCATATAGAGATTTAAACGACTACCAATTACCCAGATTTTCCAGTCTGGATCATTAAATGGTGCTAGGTATTCAGAGCTTGGCGCTCCGCAAACGATAGCAATCTTACTCATGCAAATATTTCCTTAATATTGCATCCCTTCAGTGATAACTTACATCCTGTAAGAAAAGGGGCGAGTTTCCCCGCCCCCAAATGGTTTAGTCGATGATGTAGTTAAGTTCTAACGTCATCTCATCCCCTGATGCACCAGTTGTTAAGCTTTGAGCAACAGTGAGACCTGTTACTGTTAGCAAACCGCCTGGATCAGTGGATTGACCGTTAACAAACTCCCACGCACGTTTCCCAACATTTGCAATGTCAGAAACAACGCGGTTTTCACCAACTGCGTTTAACGCAAAAGCACTGCCTATCGCATCTGTGTCGTCAGTGATCTGACTCCCTGAAAGACCGATATTGAATGTGGCTGCCAGTGTTGACAGGCATTCTGTATAAAGTCTTGAAGATGCAAGAATTCGCGCTTTGCTTGGGATCTGTCCAAAGGTGTACGAAGTCCCTGCGGCAACAGCAGCGGTTGTACCGGCTGTTACTGTGTGAACTTGTACTTTCACATTGCCCGCATCGCCCGGACCTGGAACAGAATTGACTGCACTGTGTCGTCTTGTAGTATCTACCATGTTAGCCTCCTATTAAGAATCAGCAGCAGTTGAATGGAAAACTGTGACCATTCCGTGCTGTTTGTTGTTGTAGAAAATCTTCTTAATGTCGTGCTTCATAGCAACACCCACGCCGTTCTGATGACCGTAATCATCTTCTTTGCGTCGATTGAATGAAGCCATGCGGCCCATACCCATTGCGACAGCTTGTGCACCACATAGGAAAGAAACCCCTACACGGTTTGAAGTAGCACCTGCTGTGGCTAATGAATCACCACTAGCATTTGCACCCCATACGCCATCCCAAGGTGACCCTGTAGAATCACCATCGATGAACTTGTCGATTTCCTCGATTTCCTTGAAGATAATGCCGTCATAGAACAAATCACCCGCTGTAAAGATCGGGTTCTTCATCACATCACGTGGACGTGCATCACGGTTAGCGGCTGCAATGGTTGTGTCAGCTCGTAAATCACGCATAGTGAAAGAGCCTACAAACATGACATAGAACTCCTGATCGCCACCCATTTGATATGGGCGAATGATAGGAGAGGCGTTTTTAGCCATGCGACGTGCAAGACTAGCCATGCCTGAATCTATTTTATCCGCTGATGTATCGATGTTAGCCAGTGACGCTGTGTGGTCACCTGAAGTGTTATTGCTCTTAGCCGCACCATACAGAACGCGATCCTGGTTGTTGGTGTTCCATGTGTCAAGATTAGTTACAGATGCGGCACTTGAACCGTATGCACCTGAACTACCACCGTAGTTGTAGTAAACACCACCGGCTTGAACGGCACCCAAGGCTTGAATGATCTGATCGCGTTTCAATTCCATTGTCCAGTTCATTAATGCTGGACGTGCTTCCTGGAAAAGATCGAATTCAGATAGTTCGTTTTCCTCGTTATCTACTAAAACACCATTACGGTAATACGTAGGCTGACATGTAAAGTCGTAGTTAGATAGTGCTTCCTCATTACCTGAGAGTTGAGTGGATCCACTTACACCTGCACCTGTTAACTTAGTAATTAACGCAATTGACGTTTTCTTTAAGTTTTTGTTGGTCTGTATAATTGAATCTTGAGTGTTACCAATGAACGGGCCGAATTTGCCACCACGGACATATTCTTTCCGAACCTCGTTTTGAAATCGGGTTGTTTTATTACCCGAACTGATTGTACTTCCTGCCATTTGGTCGCTCCTTAGAGTTGAGCAACCGAGTTGAGATTAGTCGTCAAAAACGTCGTTAATTTCTGATACTTCCTTAACTTGCTTTTCTGAGTTATTCCCTGCTGCGGCTGCCGTAGTTATGTCAGGCACATCAGTTGCGGATTTCTTGCCTCCGTTGGCTTGTAACTCAGCTAACTTTTCTTTCAGACGCTTCTCAACCAAAGACTCGATGTATTTCGGGTCTTTTAGCATTAAAGTTTCTAAATGATCGGTTGCTGCGTCGTAAGCAAACTTGGCGGGGTTTTCAGATTGATCCATTTGCTGAACGAGATGATGATTTTTAGTGATCTCGCCGGTTTCTTCATCGTATCCGACAAGCTCTAAAAATGCTTTTTCCTTATCCATGTAATCATCTTTGACTTCCATCATTAATGATCGGGACAGGTTCTTTCTCTCTTTCAGTAATGCCTGCTCTACTTCGGTTTCCTGGTGCTTTGTATAGCCTTCAGGATCGTCAATAGGGTCAGGCGCTTTGACCTTTTCCTTTTCCCCTTTAGTCTCGCGTAACTGTTTACGTGTTTCGTAAAGTGCCTTTTTAAGTCCTTTTACCTGGTCTGAATCATCTTCTGATGTTGTCGTCTCATCGGTTTCTTCAGGTTCCTCTTTCGATTCCTCTTCAGAATTTTCGACCTTGGCTTCCTCTTCAGTTTCGGGAGATTCCTCTACTTCAACTTCTGATTCGTCCGTGAAAATGTCGCTGATATCCGCTTGAATATCATCAGTGGGTGTTTCTTCTACTTCCGTAGAACTGTTCTCTTCAGCCATGTATTTTTCACCTCTTGAAGCGCCCGAAATGCGGCGGCCATATATTCGCCCGTAACTGCGGCGTCCAGCTTTATGCTTGATGCATAAAAAAAGCCCCGATTAAGGGGCTTTGTGAAATCAATCTAGAATATAGTTACCGGCTGATACTCCAATCACAAGCAGCCGTACTTGATGCGTTTGAACTATTAATCGTAAAACCGCTGGTTGCCTTTGATGAGAAATAAAAGGTTTCGTTAGCCGCGCATCCTAAATTAATAGAGTATGTTGTGTTCTTTTCCGCATTGCCAAACGTGACACTAGCCGTACCAGAAGATAATGTTTCTTGTCCAGATTCTATAATTCCGGCTCCTAACAATAATGCCGCGTCTATCTGCGTGTAATCTCCATCCCATTGATTATTACTAAACAGGCAATCTGTACATGAACTGAATCCAGTCATGCGAACATCTCTCGTTCCGTGACAAGATTCCATTCGGTTATCTTCAACGCGAATATTTTCTACTCCGCCATTCATGGCCGCGAAAATACAGTACTCGCCAGAATCAATAAGTGTATTCCCCTCAACTCTCAAATTACGAATTTCCGAAGTGGACGTTGATGCATTAAATATAATACTGTCTTCAGTACTGCTGTGAATGGTGTTGTCTTTAACTAAAATATTATCAATTAAATGAATAGTCCCTTGAGTTAAGTGGATGCCAGAATCCATTGATCGGTTATCCGTTGCCACACTACTTAGTGTAACGGCATTAGTGCCATCACTGACTACATCATTATCACCAGGCACCTGCCCCTTGACGACAATTAAAGTTAACGATCCGCTAGTCCCGTCATCGGTTATATCTGATATGTATCCTTCCGACGCGCCTGCGTCCCATGAAAGATATTTTTCGTAAGCAACAGGATCAGAGCCTTCATCCTCATACCATAAAGCGACGTAATCGCCAGAAGGCGCTTCAGCATCATAAGTAAACGAATATCCACGATCATCAACAATTGTATTGTTAGATATAATTCCATTAATTGTCGGGCCTTCGGTTGCTTCTACAATAATTCCATCTGCATCCGTTGGGTTAGTGATTACATTATTTGTGATTGACCAGTTTTTACAGGAATTCATTAATATTCCACCTGCTGTCGCGCCCTCTGCGCGGCACACATTATTCGCAACTGTCAATGTATTACATTCGTGTGTTGCTGTAATATCTGATTGATAACAATAAAATTCGTTATCCTTCATTACATTGCCTGTAATGGTGTGATTTTTTACACCTGTTGTTGTGCCTTCAGTTCGATGCCCGCTTGAGATAATGCCGCTACCGTTATTCCCTTCTGAGATATTTCCGGTTACTGTCGCGCCGTTTGCCTGAATAACAATCCCTGTGCCATCCATGTTATAAACGCGATTACCTATTACAGACACATTGGAAGTGTACTCAGCAATGTTACTATTGCCTAACCATATACCACGCGAGCTACCTCCGACTTGTGAATCTCTAACGACATTATCTAACCAAAGGTTGCCATCACCGTCAGACTCCGCTAGCGACTTGTTTCCTGTCATAGAATGCGCAGTGACGCCTTGGATGACTGTGTATTCGCTGTTATCCAGCATAATCGCATCAGCATCATTGCTAACTGTCGTTGTTCCCGATCCATCAAATATACCCCCGATTACTTTACATTGATCGCAGTTATCAATAAACAAGAGGGGGTTTGAGTGAGAATCTCCCGTATATGCAACATTAGCAGATGAAAATGTAGTACCACGCAAATCTAAAGTTATATTTGTGTGGTTTGATAAATCAACCCCAGAAGCCGTACCAATAACACAGTCCTTTCCAGGCGCTCCAACCAACGTACCGCCGTTGATAGCTGCATCAAGCCACGCTTGAATGGCTACCGTATCATCAGTCGATCCATCACAAGTCGCTCCATTTACATCATCTAAAAGGCTATAGACACCTAACGCGGATAAGTCGATAGTCGCTGGGAGAGATTCAATGTCTGCTAATATTTTCGTGCCTAATTCAGAAACATCTATTTTCTTTGTTTCGGTTGCCGATGTATCAACAATAACCAACTCGTCATCATCAGCCGTTCCAGCGCCTGTTAATGCCGTTAACCCCGAAATAGCAACATCGGCTGCATAGGCAATTGACATACCCAAAGAAAATGCCAAACACGCGGTTAATATATGAGATGCAATAAATTTAAAGTTTTTTATCATTCTGAAGTTTCCTGCGCTAACGCATCACCGCCTTCTGTTGTAATCACGTCACCACTTTCTGTAAGCAGTCTAAATGTTTCCTCGTCTTCATCCTGTTTTGTTTCAAGCGATAAGCCGATGCTAAGACTTAGCCCTTGCATCACAATCCTATATGTAAAGTGCTAATCCCGCCGCCAGAAGATGAACCTAATTGAGAAGGGTGGCACAGTACTGAAAATACAGTGGTAGTGTTCCCGCCAATCGTCCAGGACATATCTGTACTCCCCGAAGGATTAAGTGTACAGGCCGCCCCATAGAGGGAAGTTATTTCCGATGATAGTGTTTGTATAACAACTGTCTGACCATCATCCTCTGCCACTGTAAGGTCTGTCTCGTTATTGGATGCTATAAAGCCTAAAAATAAAGAATTATCCTCATCGGCTGTTACAAATAAATTTCCGCCTATATCCGCAGTAGAGTCCTGAAAACTGCTGGCCGCTGTAACATATCCGTCAATAGTGACCGCGATAATCACTCTTTGGGAATTACTCCCGCCAAACGTAACAACAATATCCCCTGTCGTCGCGCCTGATCCAGATAAGTCGTAAATCCCCAATCCACTAGCCCTGCCTTGCGTTGGGTTCGCCTGACTCCTTGGAAACACTGTCATAGAGTTTCCATCAAATGTCATCGTCGAGGGATCGTTACTTGTTGATGCTGTATCCTGGAACGCTAATACAATTAAAGTTTTGGCGCTGGCCGACGCTGAAAAACTTGATAACGTAGACGTAGTGGTTGATCCGCTTGTTACGATATCTTTCGCGCTGTCTACAACTGCTGTTCTTGCCATTAGAACAACGCAACAATATCGGAGGCAGTGGTGTCAGTGTTTTTTACCTGGACAACCTGAATCGGGAAAATACCCACAGGGACGTTTGAAAACAAAACAGTCGAAGGCGATGATTTGTGGTTATCATTCACCATAACGACGCTGATATTGCCGGTAGTGCCTACATACAACGCACGACAAGGAGTCGATCCAGTTGATAATGTATCACCATGTATGTCGTCGGTATCGCTAAGTGATACAGCAACGGCGCCCTCTGCGGGGTAATCTTCTTTCTTTGCTTCAGACATAATTCATCCTTAAACTGATACGCTTGAAACCCTGTCGGGCTGATTAATTAATAATTCGTTTTCTATTTTCTTTTGATCTGCTTCAGCCTGGTTCTTGTCAGCATTGGTGGCGTTAACCATGACTTCAGACTCAAGCTTCTTGGACTCCATCTCAGCAACATTGCCCGCCGCCTGTGCTGCCTGCTGGCGTCGCTTCTCGATCTTGTCGATTAGCTCGTCCTTGTTTCTCAGATCAGACATTTCAATCAATTCGATAATGTCGATGTCTTGTGAGGATTGGGCAAACTGTACGATCTTGTTAAATTGATCCTGCTGCATGTTGATCACATCGAATGACTGATCAATGGTGATATCTACCTCTAATTCTGGAATAGGGTTTGAGACATCAACAGGTGCATCTAACTGTTGTTGCGCCGCTTGTGCTGTTTCTGGGTTTTGTGCGGCCTGCATTAAGAACGTGTACGACGCTGCGGCCTGTTGGCGTGTGGCAAAGTCTAGTGACTCATCGTTAATCTGCTCTTCTAGCCATTGCTGTGCTTTAACCGGCGTATTAAAGCCAACCCATCTTAAATTATCCTGATCGTCGGTAATCCGTACCCACTTCTCTTCGTTCCAGTGTTGTTTGACACCGGCCCACATTTGTTCGTACTCACGTCGTTCCCAGTTCGCAAGTAATGCATAATCCTGATTTAATTCAATGGTTCCGGCTGACTGTAGCTTGTCAATCGCCACTCCTGACAAGTCACCTGATTGTCTCTCACCCGCTAATTGTGCGTTATATGAGACCGAATCAAGCTCGGCTTTAGCATCCTGGTATAACGCAATCTGGCCGTTCTGTGCTTGTGTGGTATCTCTAAACCCAAAGTCCTTGCCGTATTCGTCACCGTCAAACTCCATGTGACCATCAGGCTTCTTGGATTCACGCTTAAGTTTGGCAATGTCTTTAACCGCACCACGTCGTGACCATGTTTGATTCTGATCGTTGTAGTGCAGGAACTTGGAACGTCGATGGTTTAATTCGTCCTGCTGATCTAAAAACCCTGCGGCCTCTCCATAACGTCGGTTGTCTCTGTCGATGTTTGCACAGACCAACTCAATCGGATTAGTTGGGTTTCCATCCTCATCAAAGTAAGGGGAATCTTGTGGTTCAATGAAATACAACCCTTCGGTAAAGACGGCGAACTTCCAAACACCTTTCTCAATGTAGAAATGAAACGCCAGCCTTAAACGGTCACGGCTCTTTGATACCCATCGAGGTCGATCTTCTGTTGTCTCATCGGTATAGCCTGATTCACTGAATGCTGAGTCCACATTAACATCAGGAAACATCTCGTTCGCCTGTTCACGATATACCCACATATAGAAACCCATATAGCGGGCATCTTTAAAGTCTTTCTTTCTTGAATGAGAGTCGAAGTAAATACGATCCCAGGGAAGGTGATTGATTCGAATATATGGCTCACCCTTACGCATGACTACATCACGCATTGCACCACCATAACCTTCAATAAAGAAATCCTCTGCGACTAATCGCTTGATCTCTTCAAAGTCGTTATTGTCTGAGATAAACCTTAATGCATCAGTGACTGCGTTTGAGGCTTGCTCATGCTTCTGTGTTCTGGCATAAGCCTTTGGATCCGTGTTTCTAAGGCTGTATAAGCCGACTAATCCTTTAATCTTTGGACGTAATCGATTAACAACGATTGGCGCTTGTCCTCGCGCTTTGAGTGTTCTCTCTTCAGCCGCTGTCCATTGCTTGTGATCGAAATAGTCACGGCACTTCTCAGATAATTCACGCGCTTCTATCGTGTCGTCAAGAAACCGTTCTATCTGTGCTACGTGATCTGTTATCGTCATGCTACTTTCCATGTGTCATCGTGATCATCCTCGTCATCCATGCCGTAGGCGTCTCGTGTTTGTTTGGTGGCGGCGATTACTTCGCTCGGTCCATAAGTTTTATTCAATATCTTTCCAAATAACCCGCATACATCGAATGCATCGTCATATTTGCCAGGAAAGTTACAAAGCTGGTCGATCACTCTGTCACCCCATTCACACAAAGGAATATGCACTTTTCTCTGTGCAGCTAAAGCTTGGAATGATCGACAGTTAGAGAGTTTGTCTTTGTTACCGTGTGATATCTTCTCGATACGAACGTTACGATTGCTTTCACGCATCTCACGTTTTAACCAAGGCCCAACAGATTTATCGATCACCCCCTTTTCAGCAGCCCACAAATAAACATCGTGGCGCTTCGCAAGTGTTAGTAATTCTTCAACCCATACATCTGTTTCTGTTTGTCCGTACCACCAATCAACTAACCACAGGTCAAGATTCTCATCGAATCCTCCGACCCCTTGATCGGTGAAGTCACCTGAATCCTCTGTGGTGGCAAAGTCTGAGCAGCCATATTTAACAACGTCAGGATATTTGCCTAACTCATAACGCTTAAACCAGTCACGCTTAAAGTGAATGCCTTCGTCTGGTTTGGGTGTTTGTTGATAGAGTGAGTGCCAGTTGCGAATGTCTTTGCCTGACTGTGCTCGTTTGGTTTCCTCCCAAAAGGCTTCATCAAACCAGTCCAGCCATAACCATTCGTTAAGCTTTCGACCTAATGGATCGTTTTTACCTGCCTGTGCTTTTAAGCAAATCACTAACCATTCGTTACCGTCACGGCATTGAATCGGCCCTGATTCGCCATCCCATTTTTCAGGTAACAAGCGGCCAGATAAGTCGTCTTCATGCCAACGTGTTTGAATGATGAGCTGTGCAGCGCCTGGCTTTAATCGTGTTAAAAAGTCTGATAGATACCAATCCCATGCCGTATCACGTACCAACTGAGAGTCAGCTTCCTTCCTTCCCTTAACCGGATCATCGATAATGCCCAGATCAGCTCTGCGACCTGTTACACCCGATCCAACACCACAAGCGTAATAAGAACCACCCTGCGATGTTTCCCACTCGCCCTTAGCTCTTGAGTCTTCAGTTAACTGTACGTTAGGGAATACTGCTTGATACTCTTTGGTATCGATCAGATTTCTTGTCTTGCGCCCGAATGAGGTAGCAAGGTTCTCGCCATATGAGGCTGAGATAACATTCTTTTCAGGCTGTCTGCCTAAGTAATAACTAGGCCCTCTAACACTTCCGTAAGTGCTTTTGGCTGAACCAGGAGGCATAAACAACATGACTCTGCGTAAGTCGCCAACAATAATCTTGTCCCACACATCACAGATTAATTGATGATGCGCTGCTGGTGGTTCATAAGGCGCTATGTATTCGCAGAAACTAGTGCAGCTTGTTCTCGCTTGTCTTCTCTTCAGGAGTTCTTGTGCTGCTTCCTGTTGCGATATCTGCGAGCTCGTCATCTGTTAAGTCATTTGCTGTTACGTTGTTATGGTTAACTTCTCCCTGGAATTCTTTAACCGTATATTTAGAAGCTAAGTCCATGAATTTGAAAGGGTCTTCTCTTGCTTTGTCTGCAAGTAACTGAGATAGGGTTTTACCTTCGTCTTCCAGAATATCGAATACTTTAAGAATTAAGCCTCTGGCTCTTTGTGTAAGCTCTGGGCCTTTAGCCGCTTTCTTGCCTGTTGCTTTGTGATTGGCCATAATCTTTCCTATTCTTGATAAACCCCATAGTCGTAACTGTATCGGTAAGGCTCTCTTGCCTTCACTCTGATGTATTCAACGGCGTCGTCTGCACTTGTGCTTGCAGTGACTTTGATTAAAGAGATGCCCGAACCTGAGAAAGTAACTAAGGCGCTGGCGACGTTTGAATTCAGTGTATCGTTTGATATGGCAGCCCCTCCTGATTCAACAACCCACGTCACACCTGTAATGGTTTCATCTACCTCTTCCTGCCAAGGAGAGAAATCAATCGTAATCGTCTCACTCTCGCCTTTTAGGTTTAGCTGGCGTCTGATTGACTGTTGACGGTTTACAGTGTGTACGTAGTTCATTATTCGCCCTTATCTCCTTGAATTATCGTAAGATTTGGCTTGTTTTTGATGTTGGGATCGTTAGACATTGATCTAACTTGTTGAATTACTCGAGGGTCTTGCCACTTAATCACTTGTTCGTACAACAATCTTGCCTGGTTACATCGGTTCATTGACTGATATAAGGCTAGATGAGGCTTCCAGTTCACTTTTCTGGCCAGTCAGTAATTGAGCCACATTCTGCAATACTTTCGGAAATTTCTTCCTCTTCAGCAATTTCAATTTCATAGTTACTTGCATACAATTGATCTACAGCATCGTGAAACAGATAATCGATTAAGTTATATATATCCTTCTGGCATTCGTACTCAGTGCCGTTAATCCTAATTGTTTTATAGTCTGGGCATATCTCAAAATCACGGATTTCAAATTCTTCTGGATCCATTGCTTACTCCCTTGGAGCCTTGCTGTTGCTTGACTCGTCAATTTTTACGCCTCTTTTCCTTAAATCCCACTCACTGGGCATAAAGAATGCTTCCGCGATAGATACCCTGCTCTCTTCTTTTTTGTTCTCTGTGTCTTCCAGGTAACGCTCTATCTCGTCTTCCATTTTCCTTTGGGCATAAAAAAAGCCCGTACATCTCTGCACAGGCTTCTCGTATTACGTTATATTTTATTTTCCCTATACTAACAGTATCCCATGAAACTGTCCCAGCGTCAATAGTAGACATCTATATTCCTCTCTAACCAACTAAGCGCCCTATCTTTTATTCGATGTACCGAGCTTTTGCTCCAATCACACCCATCTAGCGGCCTTCTCGCTACTTCTCTAACGCTCCACTTCTCACAATAAAGCTTGCTGACAACATACACATACTCAGGCCACAGCAAAGTCAACTCATCGAGCGCGTGTTGAGTGACCCTGGCTTTAGTAAAGTCTATATCTGACATATCATCTATATTTAGCGGTATGACAATATTTCTTTTCATGATTTTGTGAATGATGTTCTCTCTATCCCATCCGCAGTGGTTGGTTACTCTTTGCTCTCTTGCCCAATGAGTTAGATGTTCCTCTGCTATTGGAAAATTACTCATAAGCTCCCCCATTCCACTACTTCATCTCTAGTCATTTAATATCGCCCTTCCGATGATTTCAGGTATCTGTGGTACTACCGCGTTTCCTAATCCCTTAATTCTGTCCACCCTTCGGGATACCCCATTAGCCACTCGACAAATATCGGATTCAGTTGCCCACCAACCTCTATCCCCTCCGTTTTCGCTATATGCTCTGGCAATCTGACTCCGCGTGATGATTGTTTTGCTCTTTCCTGGACTGCTTTTAAAGTCGGAGCTCCCTTGTAGTCTGTTGAGGTCGGAGTTGGAAACATTTTCGCGTATGCAACAAGATTGTTGTTCTTTTGGCTGCCTATCACTTCTTTGTCTGCCGTTGCTCTTGTTGGTGTCGGCCACATATTTTTTTTTGCCATCATTCCTAAACTCGGACGAATCTTTGCATTCTTGCTTGCACTCTTGTTTCTGCCTCCCTCGCTTGCACATGGTGTTGGATACAGAGCTCTGCAACTCGGATGTTTTTGCATTGAAGGCGCTAATTGATTCCCTGTCGCTGTTGGGGTAGCTAATAATCCAGACTCGATCTCTCTGGTGAGGCGCGCCAACGGCTGAAGCTGGTATGCAATGCCATTCTGCGTCATACCCGATCTCGGCCAGGTCTCCAAGAACTCGTCCAAACCATCGTCCCCTGTCGCCACTAATGAGTGCTGCGACGTTTTCCAAGATCGCGTATTGAGGTTGTACGTCGTCAATAATTCTATGGAGCTCTGACCATAATCCTGATCGTTCTCCCTCGATACCTTTTTGCTTTCCTGCAACGGAGATATCTTGACAGGGGAATCCTCCGGTAATGACTCCAATGTCAGTAATTCCATCTGATCTAAGTCTTTCCTCATTAACTTCCCTCACGTCGTCATAGATCGGCACATCAGGCCAATGTTTTTTTAAAACTTTCTGGCAATAAGGTTCAATCTCACAAAATGCCACTGTTTTAAATCCAGCACGTTCAAGTCCTAAACTAAACCCGCCAATACCAGAAAATAAATCCAATACCCTCATAACAATACGATTATTAATCCAAGAATAACCAAACATGCCGCGATGCTGACCGCTATATCCTCACAGCATGAACGCTCAGATAACATCACGTCGGTTTTAAAGCTTTGTATTTTCTTCTTGATCCAGTTCACTTTTCTCTCCATATCTAACCGCTAAATGGCAGTATTCTTTTGGGCAGTAGTTAACTAAAAGCTCAATAATCTTTCTGGCTGCTTGTTCAGGTGTTTCACTGTCGCGAATCACGTTGATTATTTGTGCTTCTAGTTCGGTCATTTGTTTACTCGTAGTTAATAAAATCTAACCAACCTCTAAAACCTTCTTTGCGCTTCTGTTCCATTTTCTTTAGTTCATCGCGGTAATGCTTGGCAATGTCCTTTTCTTCATCCTTTGTGATCTTGCGTTTAACGTTGCGCCACTTCTCTATCAGAATATCGTGTATGCCCTGCCCTCTTACCTGGATGTAATGTGCTGTAAACTCCAATGGGTGCTGTTCTAGTTTTCTGTGGCATCCGTTACAATGGGCCATTGCATTATCACTGTCGAAGCGGACTGATCTTGCGGCCCTTCCAAACACATGACTGCAATGCAACCCGCCCTTGTTATGCTCAAAGCTTCGTTTGCAATACTCGCAATGCCAGTCATTTCGTTCTCTTACACATTTTGAAAAAGCAATATCCGCTGGGCTACGCTTCATAAATCACATGACCAAACATTGAATGTTCTGCTGACCCTTGTGTGTTGTACTCGTCCAGCTTGATTGGTGCAGGCATCTCAAACTCGCAGCCTGCTAATCCTGGCTTGATGTAATAAACATCTTTCTTCTTCTGTCCGTAGGCGTTCGCATTTAGCTTGTTAAGCCTTAAGTTAATTGCGTTTAGCGTTCTATGCGGCAGATACTTTTCGCTTATCTGTGCGCCTGTTAAGCCTTCCTCCCTGCCTTTAAGTGCTAGTCTGTCCTCGTGTATGTTCCAACCGTTTCTTATCTTGTCGTGTTTATTCATCTCTCAATAGCTCCCTATTCGGAAATAGCGGGTATTCAAATTCAGGAAAGTTTTCTGCAAACCACATATCCAGCTTTTCATCAACCAAAGACACTTCCATTTTGTTTAGCTGTGTGGTGGATTTCTTTTTAAACAATGCAAACATCAGCGGTTTGTATAAACTTTCCTTGACCGAATCACCTGACCATTTAGTTAATACGCTTGTTTCTCTCACATCAAAGACAACTTTCTGGTCTATCCCTAATTCGTTTAAACCATCAGCTATGTTCTCGAAATGCTTGTGCATGGCTGCATTCTGAGGAAGTGACCGTGTGCCTATGTTGTATTGAGACTGTAAACAGAACGGCCATTGGTTTTTATCCATGACACTCTCAAACCATGCACTAAACTGCTTGGCATTACGGAATACGTGAAATTCTCCCTGCATTAGTAAGCTTGCTGTTTAAGTTCTTGCTCTAGCCTTTCCATGACCCGATCTATCTCCTGCTTTGCATTTAATCCAATCTCTGAGGTTTTGTGTTCGATGTTTCTAGCTATGTTGTCCAGTGATATCTGGGCTTCCTCGATTGGTGATAGTGGTAGAAATTTTGGTTGGTTCATTTCAGTTTCTCCTTGATTTGCTCCATGTAAAAATCGCGGGTTTCTTTGCTTGCGTGTTTCGCTTCAATTCGTTTCTGTGTGGATACGTCGTTGTTGTATGCGGCTTGTGACGATCCGTATTTGTTCGGTTTAGGGTTTCTTGCCCACTCCAACACGGTTGGCAAATCGGGTGGAAACTGTGGCGCTTCATCCAGGTATCGTTCAAACGACTTTCTCAACTGCTGAATCGTGAGTCTTGATAGCTGCCTCTCCCATCCGCTCGGTGGTATGGGTTCTGCAAAAACACCTCGATAGCTAGTTGCCTCCCTCATGGTTTGCCAGTAGTTAGCCAAGTCAGTCTTGGTTAACCCAGTCCCGTAGAGCTTGCTTTGATTGCTCTGATTTAGTTTGTTGGCTTGAATGACTTCCTCGACTGATTTCATCTGTCCATCGCTCTTGGTTGAGATAGGTTGTTGGGTTTGGTACATAACCGGCGCTCCATTGAGAATCGTTTGCAATCTGGTTTTGCAATGCTGTGATTATTTCTTCTGCTTTGTCGTTGAGTTTTTTACGCTGCCAAATACCTTGTGCTGTCTTCTTTTGTTTTTTCACTGGGTACAAATTCCAAAAGTCAGAAAAAGCACATATATGTTTATCTTGGTTATTGGTTATTGGTTCTTGGTTATTGGTTACCTTGCTGGCAGGTTTATTTAGGTTTTGAGAATTAACCTGATGGGTTTTTCTGGGTTTCTTGTCTTCTGTAAGTTGTTGTTTTTTAGGGCGTCCACCTTTTTTACCGTTCTTTCTGGATATGTCAGCTTTTTGGTGATATTCGTTGATCTCAAAGAAAACTCGCGCTTGAATGTACCCATCATCACGTTCAATAAAGAAATCTGAGTACACATTTAAAAGGCTGGGTTCTTCTTCAATACCCAACCCTAACCAACGTAAAACCCGCTGGGTTTCTTTGGGTATTGGCTTCTCGTTCAAGTACATCCAGTCCATTAAAGAACGATAGATGTAATGCTCCATTGGGGTTAGGTGCGTTGTATCTTTTCGATAATCAGCAATATTGAAGTAGTAGTAATGCAACTCTATCCAGCCTTTTGTGCGTTCCGGATGTTCTGTATCAGCGCGTAGTCAGCTTTATCGACTACATACAACCCACACTGTTTAAGCATGTACTGGCATATTCCGGCGTCCTGCTCAAACCGCATAAGCGGGATAATGCCTTTATACATAGCGGTTCCCTTCCTTCGTGCTGAAGAAAAGTGACCCTTGCCCATGTTGATTAAGGCTGAATATTCCAGGTCTGTGTGCTTTCGTGTACATTGGTTGAATGCTTCTACCTCATCCTTCCAGTTATCAATTTCGGAATATGGGTGAATTTTTATTCCACCTGACATTCCACCTAAGATATGCAATTCTCGTTGTTGCATTTGTTTCTCTCCTGTTATGGGTTTGTCTAAGCAGTTCCATCTGGGTTTACATTGCGTTCCATTTGCTTTAGTAAAAAAATTAATCCCGCATCATTTGAAAAGTAATTTTTGAATCGGCTTTCATTAAACGTTCAATGATGTTTGCTCCAGCATTTCGATGCCCGTGAGCAAGTTGAGATAGGTAGTCCTTGGGAGTGTTTGCACGATCGGCCAGATCATTCTTCTCTTTCGGACTTAATTGTATCCAGTATTGTTTAAAGTTCATTACCAGACAATAGCAAATGATAATTGTTCGGTCAATAGCTTATGGAAATTCTTTTTTAACTGGAAATGATTAAGATGATGAAAATGAGTGAATTAAAAGATGTGCGGCTAGTCCAGCTTAAAAAGCTGGTTGATAAATACAGATCACAGGAAAACCTGGCGGCTGAAATCAATCGCGGCATCGATCCTGATGAGAATCCAATCTCTCCAACGCAGATAAGCAACGCACTTGCAGAACGCAGGCTATTTGGTGACAAGATATGCCGAAAGGTAGAACGGGCGCTTAAGCTGCCAAAGTACTGGCTAGAAGAACAAGATGAGATTCCCGCTCCACAAGCCAACCATTCCCCAATAAATGCCGAGATAAACCCTCACAAGCTCTCAGCGGCGTTATATATACTGATCAAGACCGAAGGGAAGGAAGTACTTAAACTCCCCGTAGAACAGCTATCAGAGCTTCTGGCGAATGAGTATAATTCCCTATCTGATTAGCAATTAGACTAATTAGTCTGTAAATTCTCGGTCTACCTCACAAAAATTAATGTTTTATCCTTGTACAGTGTTAACAAATGTTAAATTGAAACATTCAAGGAAGAAACTATATGAATCAGGATATAGCCAATACTTTACACTCAATTAGAAGTAAAAAAACAAAGAAACGTTATCGTAGTTTAATCCTCCCTACCCTCATCATTATCGCCATTCTGGTGAACTGCATTACATTCTGGGCGCTATGTAAAGAGAACCAGATTAATCACATGGAAACCACCTATCAGCTAGAGCTTCTTAAGTTGCAACTCAATTAATCCTACCGTTCGTCACCTCAGCTAATTATTTTTCAATTCAGGTAATTTTTGGTATTGCAAAGGTAATTAGCTTTTGCTATTGTTGCTCCATCGCCAGTAATTAACCCAATGAACTGTATGGCTGGCGGTGGGGAGGTTCCAACCGCCTCCCCTTTTCTAAAGGAGAAGGTTATGAATATAAAGAACGCGATAGAGATGATTGAGTTTGGATTGAACTGGAAAGATACAGAATCACAGAAGTTTGAGTTTCTTTATCAAAGAGCTGAAGACAGCCCCTGCGGAACAGAAGCCTGCTTTGCGGGATGGTTTGCTCATACTGTTTTAGGGGAAAAAAAATACCCAATTAATGCTTGTGCTGAATATTTGGAAATATCGCAATCTGGATATTCTAACAAAAAAATAAATGCGGCTTATTTTTTTACATTACTCCACCACGCGCCTTGGGGTGTAGAAAGCGGGACTACATACTCAATGTCAAACGTAGCCGAACACATGAAAAGAGGTGTTGAGTGGTACACAGGCAAAACATACGCCGAACTCAAAGCCGAATACTGGATTGAATCTGGCTCATGGGAAGACCTGAAAGACATCTGGATCCCCTGCACTGAAGAAACGCTATCAGCAGAGTACGACAGCATACCGGAGGTGGAGTGATGGAGTCTGATTTAGAGTTTAGCACAGGAGATTACGTAACTGTGGCTGAGTGGATATCCCATACTGATAACAGTTGGAAAGGCGATGTTTTTGAAACCCTTCACATAGAGGGTAGCTACGTTGTCTGCAAATTAGTTGTCAATAGCTACGGACATACACCGCGCAGAGAAGACAAAAAAAGCTTTGATTTAAGACAAGTGGTATTAATTAAAGTTTCTGATAAGTACGTTAATTCTCTTTTGCCGGACAAGAAGGAGGTGAGCGATGTTTGAACATTTCACCAATATGGAATTCCTGATCTTAGAGTTCATCGCCATGTTTATCTTGCTTGGATTCATCCTGTTACTTGATGAGCAGATAAAACGATTTAAGGAACGCAAATGAACGTCAATATTAAGATTGACAGCTTTAAAGTGGTTGGCGGCTTGGTAGAAGTTGAACACTGCGGAACGCTTTGCACTAGAGCCACGTTTCATCATGCAGGCAAAACCTATTCTGCATTCTCACCAGAAGATATGCAGCAATATTTAAACGCAGTCTGTCGGGCTCATTACTATGAGATGGATGAAGACGAACAACGAGAAAAAGAATCTGACTCTGAGATAGATAACGACGTATTTATCGCAGAAACAATGAACGAGAGGTAGTGATGACTGATTTTGAAAATCAAGCACAACAAGAAGAACAGGAACAAAAGAATATGAATATCTATCAACGCATGTTAGCGATTATGGGTGAACTTAAATACATCCAGAAAGAAGACAAGAAAGTAAACAACCAATACTCATTTGTTGGACATGACGCAGTAACCGCAAGGTGCCATGAGATGTTTGTTAAGCATGGTGTTTACTGCTTGCCTGACGTTAAAGAATACAGGCAGGATGGGAACAGAACAGAGGTCATTATAGATATGACATTTATCAACATTGACCAGCCGGAAGATAAATTTGTTATTAGCACATTTGGCTACGGCGTTGATAACCAGGACAAAGGGCCAGGTAAAGCGGTTTCCTACGCTTACAAGTACGGCTTACTTAAAGCCTTTGCATTAGAGACTGGTGACGATCCTGAGAAAGACAATATTGATTATGCAGGCGAGTTGCAGAAAGCCATTAAACAGCATCAGGCAACGATTGATGTAATTAAGGAAGGGATTGCAACGGGTGAGTTAGGCAAGGCTGCCGAAGCTTGGTATGAGCTGACAGAAGATGAAATGAAATCTATCTGGGTTGCCCCAAGTAAAAACGGCCCGTTCACCACAGAAGAAAGAAGGGTAATGAAGACAGCAGAATTTAGAGAAGCACATTTTGGAACTAACAAAGAGGTAGCAGCGTAATGGCAGACAAAGAATTTGTAGATGGGCTAATTGTTAAAGCTCCTAGCGATAAAGCACCGGATTTTGTCAAGTGCAATATTTCAATCAAGCGCAAGGACTTAGGCAACTGGCTTCGAGGTAAAGACGATGACTGGATTAACATTGATGTTAAGGAATCCAAAGGTGGCAAATGGTACGCAGAGGTTAGTAACTGGAAACCCAATGCTGAAGCAGCCAGTGCCGCCACTGAAATTGATGATCTTAGTGACCTTCCGTTCTAACCGTGTGCACGGATATATGCACTACTCCAAACTACTGCGCCTGGAAACGGGCGCTTATTTAAGAGGTGATATATGAAGCCAACATATAAAGAACATAAGAATTATCTTGAAGTCTTTATGAACAATATAAAAATTGGCGAATTAATTAAATCTGAGGATGGTTACTTTAATTGGTGGGCGGATAAAGATAAATCAGGATATTTGCCATCGTATGTGCTGCGAGATATTGCAAATACCTTAGACAGTATTAATCGTCCTTGGAATGATCAAGTAATGAAGGATATAGGATAACAATAGGTGATATATGAGTAATAAGATTCCATTTGAAGGCCCGTATACAAAGTACGTAAAGCCAGTGAGTGATAATTTAGAGCATATTTTTATCTTTAAAGAAGCCAAAAGAAAATATTTATTAATTTACGGAAAGGCAATTATTGGAGAAGCGCCAACTAAGGCGGGGGCTAAAAAACAAGCAGCGCAATATGACATCGATATGCTGGCTGAAAATTACGACAAATATTTTGTAGAGGAAGGATTGCCTTGGCATGTTCAGCAGGCAATAAAAGAGAAGCACATGGTTAAGCGTGGTGAAATGCGAAAAGAAGACACCTACAAACACAGGAGTAAATAATGAGTAATAGATCAATGCTTGAATTTAACCATGACTTAACTCCTGGAAGGTTAACGGATGAAGCGCGACAAGAATGGCTTGCATCAATGTTGTCATACTTTTCTAGCGGCGATCCAAAATATTTGCCAGAAGGTGTTACATGGTTTGGCATGAGACATCATACGCAAGATTGCCCATTAGTGCCGCCGAGAGGATGGAATAACTGGGACACATCCTCGCAACCTAGGAGTAAATAATGTCACCGCTAGACACAGGCCAGGAACAAGAAATAATCGACGTAGGCAACCTTAACGACCTGAAAGATGGTGATCTGGTCTGTTGGTTAGCGAATCAGGAATTAGCCCGTGAAGTCTATGATTTTTTTGAATGGGCGAACGAGAAGTTAAGCGGCGAACCAAGTACCGCGAATGAAAAAGCGATGAAGGAAAAGTTCGAGCGTGTGTATAGCTTTATCCATAAGCGTGTTCGTTATTCTTATGAGTTTGAGGATGAGAACCATGACTGAAGACAGCAAGATATTTATCACATTAATCTGTGTTGTGGCTTTTTGTATCACAATGTATAGCTGCACAAAGATGTTTGCACAAGCCTATAAAGAGAAAGAGGTCAAGGTGTACATGGTCACACCTGATGGCGCTAAAATTTTAAGAGGGCCGTTGGGGTAATGAATAATACATGGTCAGAAGATAATGAACATCCCTACAACTGGCATCGATGGCGCTTTAGTAGAAGGCAAGCCGTTTATCGTGCTTGGCACACAGAAGTTAAGTACTGCTTTAAACATGGGTACTTATTCTGGAGTCCTCTGCCCCCACATAAAGACTAGGTGATATATGAAAGCAGAATTAAGACTATCAATTGGTCTTGCTGGTTGTGTTCAAACAGACGAAATGGAAATTGACGAGGATGAATACAACTCGCTTGAAACAGAGCAACAGAAAGCCGATTACCTGCATGAGTTTTGGGTTGATTGGATATGGAACCACGTGGATGGCTCTTGTGAAATCATAGAAGATTGATATGAATATAAACATAATCGAAACATGCTCAATGTGTAAATCTCATAGATATGAGATTTTTCATAGGACGGATTACTCAGGAATAAGATGCTTGTCTTGCGGGCATGAGCGCATTAGAGAAGATCGAGCTAATTTAAACAGAGATCGAGGCAGATGGACTTCAACCACAACGGACTCTACTTTTTAAATGAACCTAAAGATTAACCCCAAACTGGACAAATTATAATATGGCAATTGAAAAAAGAGTTCATTACGCAGATAAAGATAAAGCGTGGCCAACGGGGCTTAAGACTGCTCAGCAAGTTTCTGATTCAATCGGGATTGATGTAGACAGGCTTTTAGAGTTTGCAAACTCGCATCACATACCTCACTGGAGAATAGAACATGGCGAGCCATTATTTCAGTTAAGTGAAGTTAAAAAATGGTGTGCAGAAAACCTACTCAATAGAGTGGAAGGGGCTGAACTATCCGTTCACTTAAGGCTAATGGTTGATCCGCCTATAGCTAAAGAAGCGCCAGAGGCTATCCGAGAGATAACAGGGTTAAGAGATATCTCTGCGTTTCTATGCCCTCCTGGCGTGTATATGCTCGTTCACAACTCTGAAGTTGTTTACGTGGGACAAAGCGTCAGTCCTGCGGCCAGAATTGCCACTCACATTCAAGGAGACAAGATATTTGATAATGCTTACCTGGTTCCTGTACCAAGCCAGCAACTAGATGAGGTTGAAGGAGCGATAATAAGAGAATTAAAGCCAAAATATAACTTTACTGAGAGAGGGATATTACTGGCTCCAGGAAGAAAAGATATCGATGATGAGGTGCTTGAGCGTTATGCTGTTAAATAACAGAGAAGCGGCTAAATATTGCGGTATATCCCTGACTCAATTCAGGCGTCACGTTGACATTGGCCGTGTGAAGGTAATTAAAACAGGCAAAACAGCCAAGTCATATCGTTATAGAATAGAAGCATTAGATGAATTTTTAGGATCGATTGAGGGGTATATATGTCCATTAGAAAAACAAAAACTGGATATCTCGTCGAGGTCTATGCCGCTGGCCAACGAATTAGACGAACTGCTAAATCCCAGGCAGAAGCAAAGAAACTTGAAGGCAGGCTAAGACATGAACTGGAATCAAATACTCTTGTTAGACGGGGAATTGAGGAAGTCTTATTGCAATACCTTAAAACTGATGCGCTCAGACTTAAGTCATACGATACATTGCTTTCAAAGGCGCGTCTTATTCAGCCATTTATACGAGGCAAAAGCTTTAACGATATTCCTTCAGTGGTACAGGCTATCAAAACGGACGGGCAACAACTCGCACCGGCCACAATTAATAGACGACTTGCGCTATTGCGGAAGATATGTAATTGCGCTGTTGAGTGGGGTTATATTAATTCGGTGCCCAAAATCAAATTACTGAGTGAAAACAATGAAAGACACTACTATTTATCAGTCGGCCAGGTGGGACAGCTTGAAAGAGCGTGTCCAGATCCACAAGTTGCATTCGCGATTAGACTTGCTGCGTACACGGGTCTGCGGCGTTCTGAATTACTTAGCCTTACAAGAGAAAACATCCGAGGCAACTACATTTTGCTTGGAGCTAGAACAAAAAATGGACGACCTAGAGTCATTCCTATACCAAAACGAATACAAGATATTTCGTCCTGCATTCCACTCATGGTTACAGAGCGAAGTCTCAGAGTTGGGTTTGAAAGGGCTAGAGAGGAAGTAGGCATGAAACATATTCGATTCCACGACCTGAGACATACATACGCCAGCTTACTAGCTGCTAAAGGGGCTACATTGAAGGAGATCGGCACTTTGCTGGGCCACTCAACACCAACGATGACTAACCGATATACACACCTTACAGACGAACATCTGCAAGAAGTTGTGGAGAAGCTAGGATGATGTTTACCGCCACTCTAACCGCCACTAGTGTATATAAGAGTATGCTAAACCACTCTAAAACACTATCTAGAATGGTGCCCGGGGCCGGAGTCGAACCGGCACGGTATTTCTACCGAGGGATTTTAAGTTCTACGCGCATACCTAAGTGGTTGATTTTATTAGCCTCAGCCACCCATAAAACACCCAGTTTAACCCAAGTAACCGCCAATCAGTACCGCCACCCTTTTGGCGAGGGATATACCCTCGTTGTGCCTAAAACCTTGGAAAAAAACTTGGAAAATGAACGGTAGGTTAATGATATGTATCTGAGAGACCCTGATCTTATTATTGAAAATAAGTACAGAATCTATGAGGTTAAATCATGGCTTGAAGCGGTGTTCTTTGGGGACGGAAGCGGATGGTGTATAGCTAATTCAAAACCTGAATACGAGGATTACACCGAGCATAATCCCCTGTCTATTATTCATACAAAAACTGGCGGGAAGTGGCGGCCCTATCTGTGTATTTCCAAGAGCAAGAATCGGGTTTACATGAAGAAACGAGGCAATGCAGAGGCTAATTATTACTCTGTCTGCACTCAACACCCATCACTAAAGCCCTGGTTAAAGACAAAAGGATTGTCTACTCCTTGGCCTTCGACGTTTAGGACTAGTTCGGATTTATCGCTTCAGACCATGCGGGACGCCTTCTATGCGGAAGCAATATCTGGTTGGTTTGATATGGGTCGTGTCTTTATGAGTGGCAACCATCTCACGAGACAGCCACGATGGATTGGATGGGATGCAGCAGAACAGTCTCCACGCAGACAAGAACCAAACATAGTTCCAAGAGAGAACAGTGAAACCGTTTCCTTGACTGCGAGCAGCATAAGGAGAGCGCAAGAAATACTTAACAGTGAGCGTAACAGAAGGTATCAGGGATTGGAGGCATTTAGATGACTAACCCCAGCACGTCATTATAGGAGTGAATAGATGAAAATATACAATATTTTAATTAATGATCGTCATGCCGATATTGAGCTAATGCCTTATAAAAACAAAGACAAGGCAATCGCTAAAGCAAGACAGTTAGCAAGGAAGTATTGCGTATTCAAAGAGGATTATGAGGAGTATATACCAAATGGCAATTGGATTTTTAATGCTAAATACTCCTGCGAAAGTGATTTTGTCGCAGTAATAGAGGATGAGTTAGTTAAATAACCACTACACAGACGTAGTGATACAGAGTAATGCGAGGTAACAGCTTATGGAACGCGATAAGTGAAGGGCAACAAATTGTTAGAGCGGAACCCGTTAGCCACCGGACAATGGCCAATGACGGTAAGGATAATCGACAGTTGCTTAGCGGGTTTGAATCCCGCGCCTCGCGCCATTAATTAACGATAGGTGAATTATGTATAGAAGGGCAATTGGAGAATACGACATTCACCCAGACGACTATGATGATTTTGTTAATACTTATTATTACCAGCGA